AGAATCTATCGCAAATCTTCTACTGTTCGGGCTTGTGTGGATGCTATTGTAAGAGAAGTATGTAATCTGCCTTGGGACATCAGACCCAAGGCAGATTCACAAGCCTCTCCTGAAGAGATTAATCGCCAAAGAAAAATTGCCCGAGACTTCTTTGATAATCCTAATTTTGATCAGGAATCCTTTCGGCAACTATTAACAAAGTTTGTAGAAGATCTTTTAGTTTTAGATGCAGGAGTTATTGAAAAAGTTTGGAGCATTGATAAAACCAAACTTTTAGAGATTGTAGCCAGGGATGGAGCAGAATATGTTCCAATTGTAGACAATTTAGGATATCTTTTGGGGTATGAGCAACGTCCTGAAATTATGATTGGGAATATAATCCCATTTTCTCGGGATGAAATTATTTATTTAATGCTTTTTCCTCAAACAGATAGTATTTTTGGTCTCCCAATTATTGAAAGTATTGTAAACGAAGTAGCCACTCTTTTATATGCAATTGATTTTATTGGGACTTCGTTTACTGAAGATGAAATCCCACCTGGTATTTTGAATTTGGGTTCAATTGGAAAAGAAGCCTATGAACGGTTCAAAGATGATGTGCGAGAGAAACGAGGAACCAAGAAAGAAAGAATGCTTCGGGTGATTTATGGGACTGATAAAGTTCAATGGGTAGATTTGAAGCGCGCCAACCGAGAGATGCAGACTGCTGAACTCTTAACAAGAATTGAGCGGATTGTTTACCGGAATTTTGGGATTACTCCTGTTGAAATGGGGCAGACAGAAAAGGTTCCCAGAGCCTCAGCAGAAGTTCAGCTTCAGGTTTCTGAGGATCGGATGATGTCACCAGTGATGAATGCAATTAACTTTGCATTTAATCAGGATGTGGTTCCAGCATTAGGGTGCCCAGATGTTTTCTTTTTACTTCTTCCTCGGGATAAGAAAGAAGATGATGAACGGGAATCAAGAGCAGCTCAGAATTATAAAGAAGCTGGAATTGCAAGTGCAGACGAAGTTAGAAAGCGTTATCTTGATCTTCCTCCTCTTCCCAATGGGTCAGGATCTCGATATTATAAAGTAATGCAATCTGGGCAAATTATTTATCTTGATGAACTTCCTAAGTTTGGTCAGGTAATTCCAAATTTGTTACAGGTAATGAATCCTGCTTCTTTAAATAACTTTGATGAAGAAGAGTCAATTACAGTAGAAATTGAGCAAGATTTAGATGAAGCAATTGAAGAGGATGAAAATGAAGATAACAGAAATATTATTCCCCTGGTAATTTTAGATAAAATGATTGCAGATTATGAGATCAGCCTAAAAGAAAAGTGGGAAAGTGTTAAAAATAATGCCTTAGCCCGAGGAGAAACAAAAATTTCTCCTGCAACAATAAAATCTTTAAGTAATTTGCTTTATGTAAGACTAAAAAATATAGCCAGGTCTTTTTATCCTAAAGCTTTAGATTTAGGTATTTCTTCTGCTGAGAAAGCTGTGGGGAAAGACAGCATTCTTTCTAAAGAAGAACGAAGAGAAATCTTAGAAGAAGTGTATGCTGTAAATGAAGGGTATCTCAAAGAAAGTTTAGTAAAAGATCTTAGAAACAAGTTTTCTGAAGCTACAAAAGAAGAAAATGAAGAAGATCCGATTGCTCCGGTTTCCAAAGCTTTTGATGATCTCACATTTAGATTAGCTTTATATGCAGGAGCCTTATCAGGTGTAGCACACGAAGGATTTGCCAGAGTTATCTTTAAACAGGGTGGAAAGATTCATTGGATAGATCGTAAAGATACAAATGAGTGTGAGGATTGTATTGCAATGGGAGCAGGTTCTCCTTATCGTTCTACGGCAGAGATGAAATTTATGCCTGGATGGGGAGTAAGGTGTAATGGAAGATGCAGATGTTACTTATCAGCTTCGGCGGATACGTAGGGGGTAAGTAGTTCCTAAACCTATATAATTAATTAAGGAAAATAAAATGGTTGTTCACATATTTAGTGCTTTAATGGATGAATTTTTATCTTCTGGTGGTCCATCAATCCGAAGATTAGGGGGATGTAGATTTACCAGGCCAGTTTGTTATGGTGTTCTTAATATGTGCATATTTTAATTTTTATAAAGGAAGATAATCATCGCAAATTCGGCTAGTCATGGAGCAATACCTTATCCTGTAAAAGGGGTTCGTTTTAGTGTACTAATCCCATTTCTTGATGCTGATGGAGATCCGACTGATCCTACTACTCCTGATACAGAAGTAAGCATTGATGCAGGGGCTTTTGCTGATTGCACTGAAGAAATTACTACGATTACTGGGTCAAATGGAATTGGGTATATAACACTAACAGGGGATGAAACCAATGGATCTCTTATTGCTTTGGCTGCCAAAGTAGCCAGTGGTCCTAAAAACACATTACTTACACTCTATCCTAGAGTTCTTCCTTCTTTAACAACAGGCACAGCCCAGGCTGGGGCTGCTGGATCAATTACATTGGCTTCTGGTGGCCCGGCTTATGATCTTTCAGGTTGTATTGTAAAAACTACTGGAGGAACTGGAGGAGGAGGAGGTTCTGGTTCTTTAGGAAACCAGGCGCGAATTATTACTGCATATAATACTACAACCAAAGTTGCTACAATTGAACCCAATTGGGAAACGAACCCAGATGTAACTACAACTTATGCTGTTCTCTTAACGGAAATGGCAGCAAATTCTCCTGTGGGAAGATTTTTGCGCTCTACAACAGATGAGCGAACTTTAGATGTAACAGCTACTGGAGAGGCGGGAATTGATTGGGCAAATGTAGGTTCTCCAACAACTACTGTAGGTTTAACTGGAACTACTATTTCTTCTGCTCAAACAGTAGATGCTACTAAAATTAATGGTGTATCTTCTTCAAATTTACAAAAATCATCGTCTACTATTGTCCAGGCTAGTGCAATTACAGGAACTTTATCTACAACACAAATGACAACAGATTTAACAGAAGCTACAGATGATCATTATAATGGAAGAGTTATTATTTGGACTTCTGGTAATTTACAGAATCAGGCGACTGCTATAACTGATTATACTGGATCTACCAAACTATTAACTTATACAGCGGTTACAGAAGTTCCTTCTAATGGTGATACGTTTGTAATAGTTTAAATTAATGGCGCAGATAACTCAGTTATCAGTTAATGCACTTCCTGGAAAAGTTCTAACATTTTCAGCTAAAACTGAGGCCCCTCCTTTAGGAGAGCGGCCACAAATAACTCAGTTATCGGTTAATGCACTTCCTGGAAAAGTTCTAACATTTTCAGCTAAAACTGAGGCCCCTCCTCCAGGAGAGCGACCACAAATAACTCAGTTATCAGTTAATGCACTTCCTGGAAAAGTTCTAACATTTTCAGCTAAAGCAGGAAGTCGTAGAAAAAGGATTCGTGGAGTAGGTGTGTTGTCTAAGGTGATTGGGAGTTAAAAATAATGTTGAAACAGGAATCAAGGACTAATTAGCTATGCCTTTGGAAATAGGACGTGCTGGAGTTTGGCCGGAGGGATATTATTTATCTTCTGGAAAGCACACGGTTTCTGAATCCATTTTTGCTGGAAGAGGTGTTATTGGAGGAGTAACAGTTCAAACAGATGGAACCAATGATGTTACTGTAACTCTTTATGATGATTCTGTAGGTGCTGTTGGGACTATTTTAATAGATCTTTTGGTTCCAGGAGCAGACAAAGTTGGGGGGATGGTTTTGGGAGCTATTCCTATTTATGCTCAAGTAGGATGTTATCTTTCTATTTCAGGAACAGGGGGAAGTTGCGTTGTCTACTATCGTACTTGAGAAGTCTGAGCTTCTTTTTCCTGGTTTAAAGCAGCCACAAAACAAGGGGGATCGGTTGCTTTTGCAGAGATTTCTTTTAAAGCTTTCTCCTGAGATGTTAGAATCTATAGAAGATGAAGCTCTACGCAGAGCATATATTTTGGCTCACGTTTTCTTGGTGGGAGAAGAATTAAAAGAAGCTACAGAAAAATTGATTCCAGCACTTTCAGCCAGAGGATTGCCTTTGGATTTAGGACAATTTGCAGTAGACAGAGAACTATCTTCAGTTCCGCAAGAGATAGAGTCCCTTTCAGATAATGATCTTATATCCTTGCATGGGATTCTTCATGAAACAAAAGGTGCATTACAAACTGATTCTCCTCTTTGTGAGATTGTTTGTCTATTAGATGCCCTGGCAAACTTGCTTCGGAGGTTTATTTAATTGCCTCTTCCATTACCACAAGAAAATGAATCTCAATCAGATTGGATAAAAAGGTTTATGTCTGATGAGTCAATGGTAAGAGAATACCCTGACCAGAAACAACGCCTTGCTGTGGGATTTTCTCAATGGAGGCAGCGTCATGGCAAGCATAAAAAGATTAAAGAAGGACAATTTAATGACCATTTTTGGGTTGTTAAGGAAATGCAACGCCGTGGGATTTTGCATAAATATGAAGAAAATGTATTAGATCAAGAGACAGATGATCTTTTGAAGGTTTTATCTGAAGAGTCAGCTCCAGGACTTCATGAGGATATTATTGATCCAGATTTAAAACACTTACGAGATGAACTCCTTTCTTTGACTATTGATAGAGTTTTAGGTTTATCTGATAATATGCTTCAGGAGTATAATCATCAGGCAGGATTGATTCTAAATGAGCGGGATCTTCAAAGAGTTCAGGATCTTTTGGGGCATGAAATTCAAAGAAGAGAACTAGAAAAAAAGCAAGAAAAGGCAGAAAAAACTGATCCTGTAATTAAAGCTTATTCTATTCAGGAAGTTTTGTCTTTAGATCAACAGGAGACTATAAATAAAGAACTAGATCGTATTGGTAAAATGCCTTTAGTAAAACAGGTTAAACAACTTCAAGGACTTTGGAAAAGCTATTGTTTAGGTTTAAAGTCTTTGGATAATTTAGAAGTTATAAGTCAAGATTTTCCTATTCGAGCTGATTTTGATCGAAGTAGATTAGTAGTTCTTCAAAATAAAAAAGAAGAATTTCAAGCTACCTTTGAAATTACCAAGGTAATTAAAGAAGAACGAATGATCTATGGTCCGGTTTTGATACCTGAGATAACAGACGGGCAAGAAGACAAAGTTTCAGCAAAAGAGATACGCAATGCCATGTGGCATTATATGGATGAACATGCTATAGTAGGTTTTATGCACTCGGTTCAACATACTGTTGAGGGGATCAAAGGACAGGTTGAACGAGCTATATCCATGAAGTATACAGTAGAACAGCTTTATAAGGGAGTTCCTACTGATTCTATGGTTCCAGGAATTTCCCCTGTTTTAGCTAAGCCTAGAACATTTATAGATAAATTTAAGATTCGTGAAATTTATCAAGCTCCTGTAGATTTTACTTTGAATAATCAATTAGTTCGTAAGGGAACCTGGGTGATGGGTATTTATGTTGCAGATGAGTTTTTGTGGGAACAGGTAAAATTAGGAAAGATTACTGGATTTTCCATTGGTGGAGAATCTGAAAGATTACCACTATGAACAAACATTTTGGTTCTAATTTTGATGATTTTCTTTCTGAGTTAGAAATTTTAGAACATTGTGTTACTGTTGCTGAAGAAAGAGTTCAACTTCTCCATGGCCTTGGAGATGAATGGGTAAAATCCTGTCCCTTGTGTGGACAAATACTGAGAAAAAAAGATCCAGAACAACCATGGGAATGTTCTTGTGGCTGGTCAACGAGGGATTATGGCAGTTCATCGGTTAAGAAATCTAATTGTACGTGAGGTTTCTCTGGTTGATAGACCAGCAATTAAAGAAAGCTTTTACATTGTAAAACGATTAAATGAGGAAAAAATGGCTGAGGATCAGAAGTTGACAATGGAAGAGGTAATTAAGCGGCACACCGAATATCAGACGGGTGTAAGCACCCGAATTCAGGAGACCAAAGCCTTTCTGGAAGGGGCTTTGGAAAGGGAAGTTGACACCGAAACCAGAGGAACTCTTTCTAAGGCATTAGAATCTTTGGATGCTCTTGCCAAAATGAAACACCCTGGTCCCATGATGATGGAACCAGAAGAAGAAGATGAAGAGCACATGAAGGGGAAGAAGAAAGCTAAGAAGGCTGAAAGTGAAGAAACCCAAAAAGTTTTAGTAGAAGGAGCTTCTTTTGATTTTACCAAGCAAAATGAAGTCCTGGCAGGTGCTGTAACTAAAGGCTTAGAAGTTCCTCTTATGAATCTTACCAAGGCCCTGGAAGGAATTGGTAAGATGGTGGAAGATGTTTCCAAAGAACAAGAAGCTATTAAGAGGGATCTTGAAACCAAGGCAAATCGAGATGAGGTTGCAAATCGTAAGGGTGTAACTAAGAATTCAACTGAACTTCCCAAAGAAGAAGATGTAATTGGGATGAAGAAGAAGCTTGAGGAAGGAGAAGGCTTTGAAACAATCCGAAAGTCTGATGCCTACGATAAAGCTAATCCCCAAGAGCGTCTGCGGATGTTTGCCAGGCATTTTGCACGGCAATGATAAGGGGAAGTTTAAATAATTACCCCTGGCGGGGGTTTACTAGAAGGAGATTTGTTATGAAAGAAAATTGAAATAAAGGAAAATAAAAGTGGATATTTACAAGGCTCTTGGTATAACTTCTTCAGGAGATCTGGTAGCCCAGCAGGCTGGAGATGTTTTGAAGCAGCCGGAAATTGACGTTATTGTTGGGCAATTGGTTGATTATAAGAATCCTCTTCGGCAGAATCTCCCTCGAAAGGGTGGAGAAGGATCTGCCTGGATCATTAACCGACGGCAAGAAGGGTCTACTGGTCCTCAGTGGGTAGCTGATACTGATACGATTAACCAGGACCAGGGGCAATACAGTCAGCATACGTTTACCTACCGGACTTTGGCAAGTAGTGGAAGAGTAACTCGGAAGCTTCAGGCGGTAGGTCGAAGTTATGCTAACATTCTGGCGGATGAAATTGAAGCTCGTACTGTTGAGTTCAAAGACATTGAGGACAAGGGAGTTGTTATTGGTAACAATACCTCTAATGCTAATCAGTTTGATGGTTTAAAGGTATTGATTCCAGTCTCTCAGGCAATCTTTGCAGGGGGTTCTGGAGTAGCTGCTGGAGGCGTATTAACTCTTTCTCTTATGGATCAGGTAGTTGACAAGGCGATTTATGATCCAGATATGATTATAGGCAGTAGGAAGATGCGCCGGAGCTTAAATGCGCTTCTTCAGGCTGATCAACGGTTTGTAGACAAGATTGAAATTAAAGGTGGTTTTAAGGTAATGTCTTATAATGACATTGCCATTTATACCTCAACCAATGCAGTAGATACCCAGCAATTTGATGGATTTACTGTAACAAGTGAGACAGGGGGGACCTTCTCCAGTATTTATGTACTGGATTCGGAACAGATTTGGATGGGGGTTTTAACTGAGGTGTCTATAATGCCGTTGGCAAAAGTTTCCAGCCAATATGATGAATTTGATTTATTTGTTGATGAAGCGCTGGTTCTTAGAAATACACTTGCGGTAGCAAAGTTAATTGGCCTAACTGGATAAATTTTAATTGGTGTCAAGTTTAAAATAAAGTAAAAGTGATAAAATAAATAATAACTTAAAGTGATTTATTGATTTGTATCGCTTTTACTTTATAAATAAAAAGAAACTCTGTGGCAGAAAAATTTATGTGTGTAACAATTCTTGTTGATCGGAAGCTCATAGAAAATTTATTGGCAGCTATTGCCAATCAAAAGTTTATTCATGAACTCCATCCCTGGCAACGTGAGGAAATTCAAATTGCAATTGACCGTGTTTTTGGTGAAGGCATGAAAGTCCTTTCTGAAAACAAAAAGAAGGAAATTTTATGAAGTTAAAATCTGGGAGACTTCAGTTTTATAATAAGCAGGGTAATTGGATTGGTCCTACTGAAATGAAAGAACCTACTTATTATGAAACATTAAGAGTTGTCAATGGAGTCGTAGAAACTGATCATCCTATAACTATTCAGTGGTTAATTACCCGGGGGTACATAATAATTAATGGGAAAAAAGAAGAAGAACAAGAAAGGGAATCCATCCAAGAGCAGTTCTCAGCAGCCCAAGAAGGAGAGAAAGAAGAAGTAATTGGTGAAATAGTAGTTGAAAAAGCAAAACGGGATTGGTCCCAATGGAAGAATTCTCCTGGTAGACCAAGGAAAAGCTGACGATGGTAATGCTAGTTGGCCTGGATGCTTTCAAATCTTATGCAGGTATTACTAATACAACTGGGGCAGAAGATGAAAATATTACTGCAATAATTGAGGGCATTTCAGATGCAGTAGAAAAGCATTGCCATCGTCAGTTTTCCTATGGAAGCTATGACCAATATTGGGATATCCAGGAATGGGATGAAACATCCGTTCAGGTGGATAATCCACCACTTGTTTCTGTAGTAGCATTAACAGATAATGGTACGTTGGTTAGTACAGACAAGTATCATGTCTATACGGGTAAAAGTAAAATTGCTTTAATAGAACAGACGTATATTTCTCAGCATTACAGAAGAGACCAATATTTTACCAGGGGGTATAGAAAGGTTGTAGCAACATATTATGGAGGATTTCAGGACATTCCTAAGTCTATTCAATTAATAGCTAAAAGAATAACCAGTAGGATTTATAATTCTGCTGGAAAAGAAGAAATGGAAAGTGAAACAATCGGAGATTACAAATATGTAAGAGCAAAAATGGATCCAGAAAGTTTGTTTTTAGCTGAAGATAGAATGTTAATGTCTCCATATGTATTAATTAATTAAATTTTAAATTATGCGAGTAGCGTTTGGGGTAAAATCTTATGTCTTATCATTTGCAAAACCTAAAAACTACCTTCCTTAAAGAGCTTCTTCTTCGTAAATCTCAAGCTTTTTCCTTTGTTTTATATCGTACTAAATGGCATCTATTTCCTAAATTTGATATTATTCATGCTTTTCCTTTGCATGTGGATATTGAAACTACAAGTAGATGTAATCTTAGATGTACAATGTGTATACAGTCTTCCTCTGAAGGGAGAAAAAATCAGGGGGATATAGATTTTAATATGGCTTGTAGAATTTTAGAAGCCATAGGAGGAAAGGTTTATTCAGTTAAGTTTAATTGGCGTGGGGAACCTCTTCTTTATCAGAAGCTTCCTGAATTAATCAGGTATGCCAAACAATGCAAAATTCCAGAAGTTCAAATTAATACCAATGGAACTTTACTAACTGCTGATCTTTCACGTAAATTAATTGATGCAGGCCTGGATCGGATTATTTTTTCAGTGGATGGGTATTCTTCTGAGACATACGAAAAGATTCGGATAGGAGGAAATTATCGTCAATTAATGAAAAATATTGGTGATTTTCTCTATGAAAAGGATCAAGGGAATAGTCAAAAAAATAAGCGCCCTTTTGTTCGTATTCAAATAGTGGTAGGAGATAAAAATAAACATGAAGTTGATTCATTCGTAAAATATTGGGAAGATGTTGGAATTTCTGTAGGATTAATTGATAAACAGAATAGAATAAAGAAACTAAACCAAACTAATTTTGTGATTAATCCAATAGTAAAATGTAAACAGCCCTGGCAAAGACTTACAATTTCTTGGCAGGGGAAAGTATTTGGGTGTTGTGCAGATTGGTATGAAAAATCACCTTTTCTTTGGAGAGTATCTAATAAGCAGATTTCAAGTGAAAAATTACAAACTCAACTTTCTTCTTCTTGGAGGGAAGGAAAAGTTATTAGTCAGATTCGCCAGACTATAAGATCAGGGGATTTTACTAATTCTTTCTGTGTGAATTGTCCATTTGTGACTAATGGGGAGTAAATTTTATGGCTGATTCTTTGAAAATTGTTTTGGTTGAACCAGGAAGCGAATTTGCTGAAACTGGTTGTGATATATTAAGCAAACAAACTCCATCATTGGGCTTAGTTTCTATTGCTACATATTTAAATAAGCATGGATTTTCTGCACGGGTATTTGATCAGCAAGTAGGTCATAGAGGAAAAGACCCTTTCCCAACTTTCTTAAAGGCTTTTTTTCCTCAAGTTGTTGGAATTCAAGCTTATTCATATAATCTTGAAACTGCTTATCAAACCGCAAAGTTAGTTCGGTCTATTATCCCTTCTACAAGAATCCTTTTGGGCGGGGTTCACCCCTCAGTGCAACCTTATGAAACCTTACAAGGTTGCACTGAAGTTGATGTTGTAGTTATAGGGGAAGGAGAGGAAACTTTACTTGAATACTGTCAAAGTATTTTAGATAAAACAAATATACCGATTCCTGGTATAATAAATAGAGATGATAATCAATTTGTTTTACGTCCTTTTATTGAAAATTTGGATTTTCTTCCTTTCCCAGATTGGGGTATTTTAAACTATACAATGTATCACAAAGCATATTCTGAAGGGTTTCAGAAGATGGAAACCCTTGTACCAATCTCTTCTAGTCGGGGATGTGGTCAAGGTTGTTCGTATTGTGTAACTGGATGGCTTGGAAATAAAATCCGGATGCGGTCTCCGGAATCTGTAGTTCAAGAAATTGTTCAAAACTATGACAAAGGATTTCGGTTTTTTTATTTTACTGATCCCAATTTTCTTTTTAATAAAAATAGAGTGGAGAGGATTTGTGATCTTCTTCATGAAACAATCTTTACTCAACGAAGAGGAAGAATTTATTGGAAGTGTCAATCCAGGGCTTGTTTTGCTGATCAGAAACTCTTTCGGAAGATGCGTATGAATGGTTGTGAATTAATCTTTTTTGGAATTGAAAGCGGAAATGATGAAGTATTACGGCAGAACAAGCCTAATCAAACAAGAGAAATGGTAATAAATGGTGTACTGGCAGCTCGTCAGGCAGGTCTCAAAGTTCGTGGGTCTTTCATACTAGGACTTCCTTTTGATACTAAACAAAGTATGGAGGAAACTCTTCAATTTTCTCAAGATCTCCAGTTAGATGGTTCTACTTTTCATGTTTTAGATATTTATCCAGGAACAGGATTAAGTAAGCTTTTACAAAAGAGTCCTCATTGGGGAGGATTAACCATTCTTGAAGGAGGAAAATTTTCTCGGGGAACCTCACAGGTTCAAGTAAATGATGCTACTTCTGAAGATATTGAAGAAATTAGATCCAGGGCAATATATCAGAATTTCAAGCAAGATGCTTCCAGAATTAGAAAGAATTTGACAGAGTTAAGATATTATCTTGATCATGATAAGAATACTTTTCAAAGAATTTTAAAAGATAGAATGAGGGAGATTAGCCTTCCATGCAAGGAAGGAATATAATGTTAAAAGTTTCTATTATAATTATTATTCGAGATAAGGATAACTTATCTTTTTTAAGTGAGTGCTTACAAAGTTTATGGAATCAAACTTATAAAAATTGGGAAGTTGTTTTTGTCGTTTTAGGAAGAGTGCCAGGAATTTGTTTTGTTCCATCTTTGGATATTCAAGAAACCCAGATATGGAAATCTAAGGTCCGTCTCATTCAAATTAATTCAACTTTTAATGTTTCACAAGCTAGTAATCAGGGAATCTCCGAAGCTAAAGGTGAGTTTGTTTCTCGTTTAGATCCAGATGATAAGTTAGATGAAAATTTTTTGTCTGCAATAATTCCACATTTGGAATCAGGAAGTTATGGGGCAGTGCATCCAGACTTTTATGGAATAGATGAGACTGGTAAGATTATTGATTATGGCAGTCCTGAAGTTTCATTTCTTTTGAATCCTTTAGATGCTGGTGTAGTTTATAAAAAGAAATGTCTTTTGGAAATTGGTGGATATAATGAAGAACTGTCAAGACAGGTTTCCTATGATCTATTAAAACGATTCCAACAGAAATATAGAATCAAGCAGGTTAAGCTTCCTCTTTATTATTATCGAAAACATGGAACCAATATGAGTAGAAATCAAGAAGAGATTCTTTTTGCCAGGAGAAGGATTGAAAATCAAGGCAAAGTTTTATGTGTAATTCCAGTACGAGGAGGAAGTAAAGGAATTCCTTTAAAAAACCTGGTTTCTATGATGGGAAAACCTCTTTTTTGGTGGGTGACAGAAGCAGCTCAAAATTCAAAGTTGATTGATAATATAATTATATCGACAGATCATTCAGATATTTTTGAATCTGCTCAGAATTTATCCAAAACTTTTCTTGATTCAAAAATAATTACTTCCTATCGTCCAGATTATTTAGCATCAGATGATATTTCTATTATCCCTGTGGTTAAATATCATTTGGAAAAATATATTGATACGTTTGGTGAATGTCCTTCTGCTGTAGTTTCCCTTCAAGCAACTTCTCCTTTAATTCAATCAGAAGATTTAGATGGGGCTTTGTTTAAATTTTTTTCTACTGATTGTGATTCAGTTGTTAGTATTTATCGAGTGGAACATAATCATCCTTTTAGGGTTTTAAAACAGATTAAAGGTTATCTTTATCCATTTAATGACGCCTATGATGAAAGAGTCCTGGATAGAAGGGATCTCCCCCCTTGTTATGCTTATAATGGGGCATTTTTTATCCGGAAGCCATATCTCCTTCAGTATTATAATGGTAAAAATTTTGCACTTGGTGGGAATGTTGGAGCTTATGAAATACCTATTGAACGGTCAGTAAATATTGACACATCCTATGATCTTAAACTTGCAGAGTTGTCGTTGAAGGAAACTAAATGTTAGAATATACAACAATTCAACTTTTAACACTTATTATAGCTCTTGTCTTGCCCTTGTTTGGAGTAGCAGTAAATCTTGGGATGCAAGCACGACAGTCAAAATACCATCAGGAAAGAATTGACAAATTGGAACATACTACGGAAAATATTATGAGTGGTGGAATTGAGGGAGTAGCAATATTTGTTTCAAAAATAGAATGTGAAGAGAACCGAGAACATTGTCGGAGGGAAATTTTAGGATTGGTTGTTAAGCACAGTGAGGTAATGAACAGTCATTCTAAATGTATTCATGCTTTAGAAAATTTTGTACGGTGGTTCCTTACCTGTAAGGAAGGGCTTTCATTAGTAGAAGCAAATAAAATTTTGAACGGAGATAAGTAAGTGGCTGATATAAAATTCTGTCCAGCCTGTGGTATAAAATTTGAGATTCAAAATCCTCGGTTTTGTTCCTCATGCGGTAAGGCTCTTACAGCAGATGTTCAAGAATCTAGTACATATTTTCAGCAACAAAGATATATTCCACAAAAAAATGAAAAAGTTGAAAAATTTATGGATGAGGTTGTTAGTGCAGTAAGAAACCGTAGTCAAAGTAAAACCAAGGTTGAATATGAAAGTGAAGAAATACGGAAAGAAGCAGACAGTCAATATCGGGAAGGGTTGGCTGCACTTACAATGGCTTTAGCAATGATTTTGAAGCCTGATTTAGATTAGTTTCCTGGAGGGAAAATTTTTATGAATTTAGATAAGCTTGTTATTGTAGCGGAGATAGGTTCAAATCATGGCGGTTCATTAGAACATTG